TAATAGCTCTGGAGACAGTTTTGTGGCTTGGTGTATGAAAGCTGGCGGTTCGCCTACTGCATCCGATACAGGCGGTGCATCTAGAAGTGGAGCGATGGCAACCGATTCTGTATTTAAAGGTGGGTCAGATTTCTCCTTTACGCCAGCGTCAGGAGCTTATTATCCTAAACAGATGTCGATTGCAGATCATAGAGGTTTTTCCATCGTCACTTGGACAGGTGATGGCACGAACAGTGACACAACTTTTCCTCATGGATTGGATGGCGCACCTGAATTTGTAATTACTAAAAATATAGACTTGAGTACTGATTGGCTATGTAAACATAAAGATGACGGTTTATCTGACGGCACTAATCTAAGGCTAAATGAAGATAGTACTACTTCACCAGCAGCGTCAGGATATCTGAAAGCCGCTGGATTAACAGCCGATACATTTGAATTTGATGAGGGTGATTCAAACGCTAATAATTTTAGAAATAACAATGAAGTGTATATGGCGTATTGTTTTAAAAGAGTATCGGGGTTAATTGGGATAGGAAAATATACAGGGAATGGATCCGCAGATGGCCCAGTAGTAGTTGTGGATGACGGTGGTAGTGGATTTAAACCAGCCTTTCTTATGGTAAAACGAACAGATGCATCAGATAATTGGTATATGGGGGATGGCGCAAGAAATCCCTACAACCCTCTAAATAAAGAACTTTACGCTAATCACGCCAATGCTGAAGCAACTCAGGTTGTTTTTGACTTTATCTCTAATGGATTTAAGACACGGAATACTTACGCTATGCTTAATGCCAGTGGAGGAAATTATGTTTATCTAGCATTTGCTGAAAGTCCTTTTGCTTTGAACAATAGGGCAAGATAGGAGGTTACATGACAATTTGGGTATATGAGCCTCTAAAGATTCACGTTCGTTCTGGGCGAGGTTGGGTAGATAAAGACGGCGTTCAACATCCCAGTACTTGGGCTTCTTGGACTGACGATGAAAAGAAGGCTATGGGCCTTGTTGAATATGTTCAAGAAGCTGGGTCTGATGAAGACTTGTATTACAATTCTTGGGACATGTATGGGAAGGTAACGTCCACCCCTAAAGACGTAGAAATTGTCCGACAAGCAGAACTTGCAAAATGTAACACTCAATTTGCTTCGTACATTGTTCAGACAGATTGGGGGTATATACGAAAGCTGGATACAGGTGAGGCCGTCCCCGCCAACGATCAGGTTTGGCGAACAATGTTACGAGCAAAAAAGGACGAGACAGAAACTGCAATCAAAGGTGCAACAGATTTTGACGCCTTGAAAACGGTAATGGAAGCAGACGGCTACATGGATTGGCCCCAACAGATTTCTATTTCTGTTGAGGTGACGGGAGTTTCTGCGGCTACTGCCACTGGAGAGGTAACGGTTGAGGCGGTTGTTTCTGAAGGTGGTGGGTAATGCCTCTTACAAAGGTTACGTTCAAGCCTGGTATCAATAAAGAGTCTACCTCATATGCCGCTGAGAACGGGTGGTTTGATTGTGATCTTATTCGATTTCGCAAAGGGCGCCCTGAAAAGATGAAAGGGTGGACGAAACTCAGCACGAACACTATCGTTGGAACGACTAGGGCGCTTCATACCTGGGCGGCAATGGATGCATCCAAGTATATGGGCGTAGGAACCGAGAAAAAGTTCTACATAGAAGAAGGTGGTCAGTACAAAGATATAACTCCAATAAGAAGTACTGATACCCTTGGTGCAAATCCTATTGTGACAGGAAGCTCTGGCAGTGGAGTTGTAACCGTTAACCATACCAATCATGGAGCCCGGACCGGGGACTACGTCACGTTGTCTGGTGCCACTACTACAGATGGGATAACGGCGGCACAGCTTAACCTAGAATTTGAACTTACGGTTGTTAACTCTAACAGTTACACGGTTACAACGGCTGGCAGTGCCTCGTCAGGAAGCACGGCTGGCGGTGGATCTTCTGTTGTTGCCGCGTATCAGATTAGCGCAGGTCTTGGGATCGTGGTCCCAGGTACAGGTTTTGGGGCCGGATTGTGGGGTGGTTCTTCCGAATCTCCCTCAGAAACAACTTTAGACGGTACGATCAATGACTCTGTAACGTCTTTTGATTTAACTTCTGCAACCGACTTTGAGGTAGCTTCAACTACGTTGTCGGCAAACATCACGGATGTAAGCACGTCTCTTCCCTTGGCAAGCGGCACGTCCTTTCCGTCCAAGGGAACTGTCTTGATAGGCAGTGAGAAGATTCGATACGGAAACAAAGTAAGTAATACCCTGTCGGATTTAACCCGTGGAACGGACGGTACAACAGCAGCTTCAGCCAGCAGTGGGGGTTCTGTGACGTTTGTTGGTCTTGTTCAAATGGAGCAAGAACTTATCCAATATACGGGGAAAAGCACAAATGCCATTAATGCAGGCGTTGTGCGCGGTGTTCGAGGGACAACGGCGGCAAGCCATTCGGATGATATAGCCGTTAAAGAAGCGAATGCTTTTGTTGGGTGGGGCGAGGCTTCTGATATTACGACAAGTGAAGGGTCTAACATACGTCTTTGGTCACAAGATAATTGGGGCGAAGATCTTATGTTTAACGCCTACGACGGAACGCCGTATTACTGGGACAAGACTTTGGGAACGAGTGCCAGAGCAAGCACCTTTGCTAGTCAGTCAGGTGCGTCAGATGCTCCTACCATAGCCCGTAAGATTATGATGTCTACGGCAGATCGTCACGTTGTAGCCTTCGCCTGTAACCCAAGAAGTGAAACAGACCAAGATCTTCTTGAAGTTCGATGGTCCAATCAGGAAGACCCTTTTAACTGGACGCCTACGTCTACAAACACTGCCGGTGGTCTTCGTTTATCCGCTGGTTCTGAAATCATAACGGCAGAAAAGACTCGACAGGAAATATTGATCTGGACGGACGTTAACCTTCACGCAATGCGGTTTGTTGGACCTGACGATATATTTTCGTTTGCTTTGGTTGCCAGTAACGTATCCATCATAGGGTTTAATGCTGCGGTTACGGTTGGGGACAAAGTGTTTTGGATGGGCCGAGATAACTTTTATGTCTACAGTGGTAGGTTTCAGGTTATTCCGTGTAGTGTTCTTCAGTATGTGTTTTCCGATATTAATACAGAACAAAGCTACAAATTCTTTGGCGCCTCTAACAATATGTTTGACGAAGTTATCTGGTTCTATGCGTCTGCCGACTCTACGGAGATAAACCGATACGTTAAATTTAACCATACCGAGGGTGTATGGGACATTGGCACAATGGCCAGAACCGCATGGGTTGATCTTGGCATTCACACTAATCCCAGAGCGGCGGGTTCTTCCAGTGGTACGCAGTACGTGTATCTTCAGGAAAGCGGAGAAAATGCAGATGGAAGCGCAATGAGCTCTTATATTGAATCTGCTGACTTTGACCTTGGGGATGGAGAACAGTTTATGTTTGTAGACAGAATGATTCCTGACATTGCCATGCGAGATTCAAGTGTAGGAACGACAGGTTCTGTGGACTACGTCCTGAAGACAAGAAACTATCCCCTTGAATCCCTGACCACGAACTCAACAAACACGGTTACAAGCAGTACCCAGCAGTCTTTTGTAAGGGCTCGAGGCAGACAGGCCGTTGTGCGGGTTCAAAGTTCGGCAGTAGATTTAGGTTGGACATTAGGCGATTTGAGAATTGGCCTACGTCCTGACGGGAGAAGATAATGGCAAAGCTTCTTGATCATGAGCTTCCCCAGGCACCCGTTAAATATGACGTAGATGTCTTTGAGCTTATTCTTAACGATATCGAACGTTCTTTATCTACCAAAGACTTCCCGCCTGTAGTTAGTGGGAAAAATGAAACTCATAGTATTCCGTGGTTCATGGACTAATGGCGATTGCGTATAAAAATATAGCCTCTTTGGTTGGATCTACGGGAGATGTGACGATCTATACATGCCCTAGTGTTACTGAAGCTATTGTTAAGAACATACAATTGTACAATAGCCATTCAGGAACTATAGTGGTATACCCTAAGATAACAGACAGTTCGGCCTCTGCTACGGTTATTTTAGCCAAAAAAAGCATGTCTACACTGACTGATACGTCCCTGGCTGGTCCTTTTGTATTAGAGGCTGGCGATACGCTAATACTTAATTGTGATACGGCATCGAAGATATATGTCGCGGCTAGTGTATTAGAGGTATCTTGATGGAGACTGCACAACCTAAATATAATGGAGAACCTACCGTTGAAGCTTTGGCCAATGGTCTTGCCACCTTGGGTCGCTATGGTGATTCCTACATGGTTCACGCCGCCGAGGGTGAGACGGTTGTACCGAGAGAGGTTCTCGACGCAAACCCTGAATTAAAAGACCAGCTTCTCTGGCAAATGAAGATGATGGGTATTGAGAACCCGAATCGTTATGTTGTGGGAAGCGAGTTTAATTCCATTAATCCTATAACAGGCCAACCAGAGTTCTTCTTTAAGAAGATTTTTAAGACCGTCAAAAAAGTATTCAAGAAGGTTCTTCCCATTGCAGCTCCGATAATTGGAAACATGATTGCCCCCGGTATTGGTGGACCGATTGCTTCTGCCTTGTCGGCTAAGTTAACGGGCGGTTCATGGGGCGATGCTTTTAAACAGGCGGCTCTTGCTTACGGAGCGCAGACCATTGGTTCAGGAATCATGGGCGCGATGAATGCTCCCACTGGGCAAGGTACGGCTGGTTTCTTTGGAGGACTCAAGAGTGGAGCAATGGCTCCGATTGAAGCGGCTGGAAATCTGTTTAGTTCTGGACCTACGAATCCTCTTCAGCAAGGCATCTTTGGCAACGTAAATCAAGGCACACGCGGCTTTAACACGGAAACATTGTTCCCGACCTATGACAAGCAAGGTGGATCGATGGCTTTGCGTAACGTTACGCCTGACGTTCCAGGCGAGTTTGCGGGGAAACCAACTACGATGGGTATGGACGCTGGTCAAACTCTAACGTCATCCGCATCAGGTGGAATCTTTGACAAATGGAAAGGACCAGCCTTGGCGGCTGGTGCGGCGGGACTTCTTGGTCTTGCCATGTCACCTGAAGAAGAGGCTGAACTAGAAGGTCTTCCACCTGGAGATTCTAGAGTTCGTGCTTACGAACAATACAAAAGTCTTACCCCAATGGAGAGGAAATCCCAAAGAGGGATAGACCTTCTTCGTGAGGCTGGAATTGCTCCTCAGTATGACGTAAATCGATTGGCTACCCTAGCTGGTATAACACCTGAACAGGCGAGAGCGCATCAGATGAGCCGATACGGTTATGTCTACGGTGGGGAAGGCATGGCTGGAGGTGGCATGGTCAGTGGCCCCGGAACAGGAACCTCTGACAGTATCCCGGCCATGTTATCAGACGGTGAGTTTGTCTTTACCAAGAGAGCGGTAGACGGCGCTGGCGGGGCAGGTCGTATGTATGAACTTATGTCTCAGTTTGAAAGGGCTGTATAGATGGCTGAAACAACAAGTATTGTTAGACAGGCCCCGTATCTTGAAGAGATACAGCAAAAGATTCTTGATATGGCACTTGCCCGTGGGGAAACGCCTATTGACCTTCCCGATTACGAAGTCGCTGGAATGGATCCCCTCACGGCAGAAGCCATCACAATGGGACAAGAAGGTATTGGCTCCTTTGAACCGTTTATTGAGACAGCGGGTGATGCGTTTACCAAGGGGCAGGGAATTCTGGAAGGCGCCCAAAGTCAGGTCACGGACTACTTTGACGAAGCTGGAACCACGGCCCGTGGAACGACAGGGATGTATACCCCTGACACCGCCACTATGCAGACCTTTATGGATCCCTATCAGCAGATGGTCACGCAGCAGGCTCTGGGGGAACTTACCCGACAGGGGGATATTGCCGCTAACAAGCTTAGAGCTCGTCAGGCCACTACGGGTGCGCTTGGAGGAGATCGTGGCGGTCTTCAGCTTGGGGAACTTACCCGTAATCTTCTGGATGTTGGAAGTCGCAGAACTTTTGAAGACTATTCTAGGAATTATAACCAAGCGTTGAATGCGTCCCAGACAGCGTTTGAAAATCAGCAAAAACGGCAACAAGGGGTAGCGTCTCTCTTGGCTGGACTTGGCCAGGCTACTTCTCAGGAAGCAACCCGTTTGGCGGCTGGTATTGGACAGTTTGGAACGCAACAGGCAAACCTTGGTAGTTTGGGTCAGTCCCTGGCCGCACAGGATGTTCAGTTAATGACGCAGTTAGGCGGTTTGGGTCAACAGCAGTCGCAGATGGAACTGGATGCCGCCAGACGTAATACTCTTCAGCAGCAGATGGAGCCCTACACGCGGATTGGATGGCTCAGTGATCAGTTCAAACCTGCTATTGGCTCATCGACTTCGAGCCAGACTTTAGCTCCAGACGACCCGCCGCCGAGC